TTACTGTGCCGCCGTAGCGAAAGAATCCCGTTTCCTTGAGTGCCTGAGCAAAGGCGACATCGGGGCGGATGCCCTCGCGCGCGCCCTCCTCGTAGTAGTAGGAGACCAGCTCATACGGCGTAACGGAGATCGCGGGATGGGGGTTTACGCTGAGGAGGTAGTTCACGCACTGTTCCTGACTTGCGAGCGGTGTGCCGATGATGGCGGTGTCGTATTCCGAGAGCGTACGGGGAACGCTGAAGAGCGGCTCGGGTTTTCGCTGTTCTTCACGCTCCATCGCATTTGCCTCGTGCATAAGTGCATCAATGCGCGCTCGAAAATCATTTTTTCCCGTGACCGCAGTGTCGCGCTCTGTATGCGCCTGGGTCGCCGCATCGGGATCGTGCACACGGCGCGCGTCCGCATTTGTTCCCGTCAGAAGAAAGAGCCCCATGAGTGCAGCAAGAGAGCTGCGCAGAAGAAAATCCTTTCGCAAGAGATGAACCTCCTATATCATAATATCCATTTGAGCAGAAAGAACGCGGAAAACAATACAGTCAGAGCCCCTGTCATGCGCGGGACACGTTCGCCGCGCGCAGCGGTAAGGAGCGTCCAGAGAAAGAGTGCAAGCGTCAGCCCCGTCTTGATATCGTAGGATGCCAGCACAAACGCCGCGACCACGGCACCCTCTCGCAGAGTGATATCCTCCGTGCATTTCAGCATTGCCAGACCGCGGACAAGGAGCATCAGACCAATGCTGGCAAGCGCGATTGCGGGTACTGCAGGGAAATCTGCAAGTGCTGCGAGGAGCGGTGCACAGGGCAGAAGTGCAAGCAGCAGGAGCGCAGAGAGAAGCGCAGTCCGTGGGATGCCCGCACTTCCGTGTGTCTCTTTTTCCGTTGGCAGGGCGGCGGAAATCGGGGCGATGGTCAGCGGAAATGCGCCGATGAGTGCCGCAAAGCCGCTGACGGTAAAGAGCCGTGCAAGGGGGCGCGTACCTTTCGCTGCATCCGTCTGCGCCGCAAGTACCGCCTCGCTTTCGATGACAAGCGCAAGCAGGAGCGTCATACCAAGTGGCAGAGACAGCAGAAGATCGGTTTGCGGAAGTGTCAGAACGAGCGGCAGGGAAATGAGATCCGGCGCAAGAAAGGGCGCGGAGGGGATCTCCCAGAAGCCTTCCGCCCATGTGAGGAGTGCGATGAGTGCCATGCCGAGCGGCAGGGCGCAGCGCAGCTTTCGCGCCCACAGCACAAGCACGAGTAGAATGCCCGTGAGCGTAAAATAGGTGAGCGGATCGCTGAGTGTTCCGCCCATCGTGAGCACCCACGGCGACGGAAGCAAGATGCGTGCATGGAGCGCTGCCGTCATGAGCAGCGTAAGGCTGAGCCCCAGCACAAGCCCCGTGCGCACAGTCGCAGGAAGCGCACGCTGCAGAGCAGCGGCGTACCGTGTACGCGTAAGAACTGCACCAAGCAGGGAAACAAGAGCTGCTATGCCAAGCATTTCCTGCCATGTGATGCCGCGTGCGATGATCTCCTCATAGACCAGCCAGCTGATGATGGCTGGCGAGGGGAGTGTGATGAGCGTTTTGCCGCCGTATGAGGCGGCGCACGTTCCGATGACCGCAGCAAGGATGCTGACCACATATGCCGCCGCAAACGGAAGTCCCGTGCGAGAGAGGAGCACAGAGGTCAGAACAATCGTCAGCGCGGCGACGGGGACGAGCACGAATGCTGAAAAGAGTGCCGTGCGTGCATTGTTTTTTTCGCCCGTCATAACTCCCTCCTGCAGCGCACCAAAACATTTTTATTTTATCACAAAATAAGTGATTGATAAAGAGGCCCTTTTATTTCAAGGCTTTAGAGAAAGATAAAGTGTATTTGTCTACAACTTGTCTACAAAATTACTTGCCTACAATATCCCCAAAGATGCGAGCAGTCTCCTGCATCATATCCTCTGTATCATGTGCATACAGGTTTTGCGTGATGTTCGCGTTGGCATGTCCAAGACGAGCTGCGACATCAACCGGCTTTGCCCCAGCCTCGATCAGCTTTGTCGCATGGGTGTGCCTGAAGCTGTGGGGATTAAGTCCGGCTTTACGCAAAACAAGTGTGACGGACGTGTGATGGAGTGGGACGCCATTCGGGCGTGTGCAGACGAGCGAGCGGCGCAGGAGATAATCCGGCGCAGGAAGCTTCTTCGGAAGAAGAACCAGAGCCCGATCATCGCGTGAATCCTCGTAGGCCAGTTGATATGCTTGACCAAAACGCATCTGATGCTCTGCTTGCTCAGCGCGAAGCGCGCGGAGGTAGGCAATAAAAGATGCGTCTGCATAAAACACACGTGCACTGCTCTCCGTTTTTGGAGTGTCAAAATAGCCTGCCTCAAATCGCTGACGCGAGACGCAAATTTTACCTGTGTTCAGGTCGATATCCTCCCATGTCAGTCCTAGTGTTTCGCTGATGCGCATTCCCGTGTGATACATGATCTTGATGGCGGGGTAGGAAGTAGAGCCTCTTGGGATAGCGGCGAACTGCTCCGGCGTTACAATTACACGTTTTACTACTTTGCGCGGTGCACACCGGGGGATAGGGATATTTGTCGCCGGATTGATGGCAATGAGCTCTGCCGGATAGACGGCATACTTCAGCGCAGCAGACAGTACAGACTTCGCCTGCATGATCGTTCCGGCAGCAAAACCTTTATTTGCAAGTTCCTGTACCCACGCAGCAACATCGCGCGGACGGAGGTCTTGTAAAAAGATACCTCCCAAACGGGGAAGAACACGGAGTTTTATTGCGCAGGAATAGTTTTGATATGTCGTCCGCTTCACGTTCGGGCGCACGACATTCTCAAGCCATGAGGCGAGGTAGTCCCGCAGCTTCACCTTCTCAGATGTGATACCGATGTTGCCGGACTTCCAGTCGGCGTATGCCTTTACGCCCGCTTCATATGCTTCATCCTCGGTGGCAAAACCTCCTTTCTCTTTCATGCGGCGCGGATTCGTCGAAATGTCGAAGCTGTACGAGTACGTTTTCCCGCGCTTTCTGATTCTGATCTTGGACATAAATAAAACCTCCTTGTGGTTTACAAAGGAGGCGAATCATGGTAGAATTTGATTGCAACTTGGCATGATTCGCGTCATGTCTGCCGCTCGGTGTTGGTAGCACCGGGCGGCTTTTTTAATTTGTGTTTTTTTTAATTTCTGATATAATCAAAATAAAAGGGGGCGCATCATTATGATTAAGAAGTTGCACAATGCAATTTCCAGAGTGTCCGTCTTTTTTCTTATATGGGCACTGCTGGTCTGCTTTATCACATTTATTTGGTGGGTATTACCTTTCTGCACTGAACAGGTCATGCTTTCTAGCCGGTGGGGGATAAGCTTGCTTTTACTCGCTTGGTTGTTGTATACCAAACGAGTTAGTATACTTTAATTTCACAAGAGGATGGTCAACGACCATCTTCTTTTTTCTTGGTCGTAGGATCTTCAATCTGTAATCGCGCTATTATCGCTTGCATTTCTTTTTCACTACACTTTTTATTTTTATTTCTTCTATCCATAATTTTTGTAATGGCACCAATCAATCCTCCCGTCTTCATTTCTCCGGTTTTGCGATCTTCTGAAAAATCGAACTTAACGCTACCACCAAATAATGCTACTGCAACTACAGAAATTAAGGCGACAAATGCAGGATCGCCGAGCAATTCAATAAGGCCAGCCGATTGAACATTTGTCCTTGATTTTATGTTGGTAGAAAAATCGGTTGTATCTATCGTCAGTTCTTCAGCGAGCTCTTGTGCCATTGTTAGGATACCATACATATACACAGGGATATCCAAGGCATTTGGGCTATCAGGAGTGCGGATAGATAATGTAAAATGAGCAGTATCGTTCTTGATATAAAGTGGATGGATTGCTCGTTCTATAAAATCACTATATGTATCGACTTGCGACAGTGCCTGTTGATTCCGAAAAAAGGTGTATAGTTTGGAATCAACACGATCTTTAGAAATTCCTTGAATCCAATGAGTTTTCCTCCGTCTGGTATAAGGGCACTTTCCTTCAGCAATATCTTCTTCGTTAAGCTCTTCTTGGTATGCTTCGTCATCTGTAATATATCCGAATGCAAAATGTGCAGATGCAGCGGATGGAATGATTACGATATCGCCTTTATGGATTTCTTTACAAAAGCGGTAGACTTGATTTAATACACGAGTGGTTTGTGGATGTGCCTCTTTCAACCTATCGATAAGCTGATCTGTGCGCTTATCTTCTGGAACACATGGGACATCTTCATGTCCTATGGCAACAAAATTATCCAAGAAAAACTCATCAAAGTAACTTCCACCTTGTGTGCGGATAAACCAATAATGACGGGTATCATCTACCTCTTGTACAGGTAGCCCGAGGTCAGCTAAGGTATCATACAATTCTTTGGTTTGCTCGTTCATAAAAATTCTCCCTTTCATCTTTCTATTTATAATTTCCGCTCTCTCTGTTGGCGCAGAGGGGGCGGCTTTTGTTTTGTGTTTTGCCGATGTTGGCAAATTGCATTTCCAACCCCGTCGAAATCGACCAGTTTAACCGTGTCGGATTCGAGGCGGTTAGGCGTTTTGATCCTGTCCTGTAAAGTCAATAAAATCAACGGGTTACGGATATTTCAAATGGTAAAATATCGATATTTGATCCTGTCGTTTGCCGCCCTAGGTGCGGTCTTTTTTATGCCCTTAATACAATCAGCAGGCTAGGAGGTTAGTTGTTTCCGAGCCAACGGATCGCACGTCGAAAACCTTTGTATGCTGCTTCCTGTATTGCTTTAGGATAATGATCCTAAAATGTTATAAATCCCCCAAATAATACCTAGTGCCATTATCATATGAGAAATCAGATTAATTTTCCTTCCATGCTTAATGGATATAGGGGCTAAACTCATTGCGCTATCTCCAGGTTTTACACCGAATCCCTCAAAAAGAAGAAGCCCTAATAAAAATAATGCAAAAGCTCCAGAAAATATAGGGAGTAAGAGTGTAATAACAGGTATAAATATTATTAAAAAAGGTTCTACGGAAACAGCAAGGAATAAAATTCGGTTGATGGAGCATTGAAGCTTGGAGATTATAGAAATCAGTCGCGACTTTAGAACTTTATAAATGCCAACAGCTATTATGGTAGAAATAAAATATTTGAATATCGTGATAAGGATATAAATCATATTGTTCCCTAAAGCTGTTAAAGTATCCATTTGATACAACCTCCTTTTTGCAAATCGTTGAATGTATCTCTGAACTGAGTGCCTCAAAGCAATTTTCTAGATAACAGATATTTTCTTTTCTGGTGGTGCGCCATATTTATTATAATCTTTATTTCCAGGGTAAATACCCAAAATTAAGTTGGCTATCAGGTTGATCGGCGTTGCTGGAGTGTAAACTGCCGTAAAAATACCCAGTATAATTATAATTATCACAATGGTTCCGTTAACACCAAAATCATGTAAACGTCTAGATTGAATTGAAAAAATTCTGAGAGCAGCAAGTACGATTATTGTTATACCTATAACTAATATTACGGAGCTATCAAAGTCCAATAGTGTGGCACCCAGTCCCATGGCAATATCCGAAATTATCCAATGGATAAAGAAAGAACGTCTGTTTATTCTTCCATTCCATGATAGAGGCATTCCCTCACTAAAACTACCAGTGATCAATAAAATTCCGCTAATTAATACAGGCAATCCGAATGTAACAAACATACCAATTTCGATTAGCCCGTGAAAAATATCGTCCATGACAATAACCTCCCTAATTCGTCCCTACAGTATCGTTAATTATCTCCGTCTCTTTGGCTCCATTTAGTATATCTGTGTATCAATAAACCGTCCCAACAACAGATGAACTTCGCGAGGGTCGGGGCGACGTTGGTTGATGATGTGCGTCACCTCGTCACTGTCAATGTCGGTGGAGTAGGCGAGCAGATGCGCAGCGTATTCATTCGCCTCTGCCTCAAGACGACTGCGAACGTAGTAGGTGCGGTCGGGGTGGAGATAGTATCCATAACCTGTGTGCAACCGTGCGTGTCCTAGTTCATGGCAGACAATCACCTTTTCCGCCGCATAGCATAGAGAATCATTCAGAACGATGTATTTGCGTCGCAGTACGTTTACAAAGAAACCGCGTATATCATCGGGAAGGGGGAGGCGTACAATCGTTATGCCGAGATCACCCGCGAGCTGGAACGGATTTCCCGTGCGGTATTTGTTGACGAGATTCTTGACGCGGACTTTGATGTTGAACATGACGCATCAGTCCTTTTTCCGCTTGTTTTGCCGTTTCGCATCCCAAAAGACGAACTCAAGAGCATTACGCAACTTTTGTTGATCTTCTTCACTGAGGTTGTATGTGTCACCATCAAACATGACTTCTGTTTTGTTGAGGAATTTCGCGAGGTCGTTCATGTCACGTTTGGATGGGGCGGCTGGTTTTTCTGCAGCAGGTGTTTCATTCCCCAAAAGATAATCTGTAGACACCTTAAATTTATCTGCAAGTTTCAAGATTATGTCACTAGGAGGGACACGTTGACCTAGTTCGTAGAACGAAATCATTTTAGGTGTCAAGCCTAGGAAGTCGGATAGCTCTTTCTGCGTCAATTTGTTCTCTAAACGCAATTCCTTTATTCGTTGGCTTATCATAATGTATCGCCTCCGTATGTACTATATGTTCTAGTATATATCGAAATTGAGAAAAAAGCTATTGACAAAGTACAAAAAGTACAGTACTATTAGTACATAAAAAAGGGGGTGTGGGTATGAATAAATTGAAAGCCTTTCGAGAGGAAAGGAAGCTGACACAAACTGAATTGGCGGCGAGAAGTGGAATTTCTCAGCGATATATTGCTTTCATTGAAAGCGGCGATCGGACGCCCTCTTTGAACAGTGCTTTACGAATAGCCGATGTTCTTGGGCGTTCCGTTGAGGAAATCTTTTTTTTGCCCAATGAATGTACTAATAGTACATAATTGAAACAAAAAAAGACGCCCACAACGGAGGCGTCGCGAACACAGAGAGGAGGTGAGGAGATGATAGCGATGATGAAACGCTGGGCAATGGCTCATGTAAGAGGAAAGGAGAATAAGAGCAAACCTGTCATGAAAATTATCATCAACGCTGGCCACGACACGAGAGTCGCGCGGGCATTTATTGACGAAATGAATAAAGCGTATGGGGAAAGCCATACGCTTTACGTTGAAGTGACCTGCTAACCCTACGCAAAGAAGTAGAGATAGGAGATCATAGACCCTTGAACGATGGCGCTTTCCTCTCTGCCAATGAAGGAATATGCGCAATCCGATCGCCATGCAAAATCAGGGATTGATTCAGGAGTAATTACGTCAGAAAGTTCGCCTTGGTAAAGCACATGAATTTCTTCCAACTCATGAATCGTTATGATTTTGTCGGAGGTCAAGTTGATTTCAATGTTTTCCATGACACCACCTCCTTTCCGTACTCATTATAACACGGCGAGGAGGTAGAGAAAAAGCCCGCATAGAGCAAGGAGGACAAACAAAGCGACGATGGCGGCGCTTGAGGAGAAACTGGACGCGCTGAAAGCTCACATCGAGAACCACATGGACGTAGCACCCGAAGAAGTCAACTGGGGGCACGTCGGGAGCGCGAAGCACCTCCTGCAGCTCATCAAGGAAGCGAGCGAGTTCGCGGGGATTGAATCTGCAGATTAAGCCGAAACGCCCGCAAGGGCGTCCGCAGGGAATGACCGCCCTGCGCTGATGATGGCAGGTCACGTCCCGCTGATTGAGGCGAATCATGGTAGATAGCAAGGATGGCGGGGCGTGAATGCCGATAGGGAGGTGAAGCATGTGCGGGATGCCATAGACTGGGACTTCGTTATAACGATCGCCTGCCTGACAGCGCCGGTTATGCTGTTCTCCATACTGGCGGTCTATTTCTGGAGGTGAGGATATGCCAAGGAAAGCGGCTGACGCAGTAGCCGTGGATATCGTGAAGGTGCTCACGGATGCAGTCGAGCGCATCGCCGCTGAGAAAGTGGCGGCGCAGACAGAGGCAGTGACACAGAGCATCATAGAGAACATGCCGGAGGTGATTGCTCTGCCGCCCATGCCGGCGGACGTTCCGCTCGAACGCTTGTTGAGCGTCAAGCAGGTTGCTGATCTGCTCGGTTGCTCACCTGTGACGGTCGGAAAACGATTCGAGAGTGGCGATCTGGCGTTTGTGCTCGAGCGCGGCTCGGAGAATCGCAAAGTCCCGTATTCGTGGGTGGTGGAGTACATTTACAGTCTCCCGCGTTACACGGGCAAACTCAAGGAGAAGAAGGAGGTCAAGGGTCATGCGTGAGTTCTTGAAGGCGGCTCTCGTCGGCGGCGCGTTCGTCGCAGCGGCTGCGCTCTGCTCGGGTGTGTGCAACCCGTGGGACGACGGACGGAATGCAGTGCTCGTCGAGGAGACCTATGTCGTGCGTCCAGGTGATACGATCTGGGGGATTGCGGAGCGGTACATCGTGAAGAATACGGGCACGCGGCGTTACATCCTCGAATACAAGGCGGGGATGGAGGAGCTGAATCCGTGGCTCCTCGAACGGCGCGGGATGATCTATCCTGGAGATCGCTTGACGCTGACCTATTGGGTCAAGGAAGAGGAGGAGCAGGAATGAACACTTACGAGGAGCGACAGGAAGCACGCCGCGAGCGATATTTGAAGCGCGCCGAAAGGGCACGTGCTGAATCCCGTGAAGGGTGGCAGCGGGCAAGGGAAATGAGCGAGGTAATACCGTTCGGACAGCCGATCCACGTCGGACACCACTCCGAAAAGGGGGATCGTGCGTATCGGACACGTATTCGCGCAACGTCCGAAAAGGCGTTCCGATTGGATGAAAAAGCTGACTACTACGAGCAGAAGGCGGAAAGTGTCGGCAAGGGCGGCATCAGCTCGGACGATCCGGATGCCATCGAAAAGCTCAGAAAGAAAGTCGAGTCTCTCAAAGCCTATCAGGAGCACATGAAATTCGCGAACCGTGCGATCCGCATGAAGGACACGGCAAAAGGGAATGTCAAGCTGGCAGAGATGGGGTTTACTGAGGAAGATATTGCAAAGCTGCGTGAACCTGTCTATGGACGTATCGGCTTCCCATCGTATGAGATCACAAATAACGGTGCCAACATCCGCCGCATCGAAGCTCGTATCAAGGAGTTGGAACAACGTACCGAGATGGAGCCGGAGCACATAACAACTGATTTATACGAGCTGAAAGTCGAAGATAACCGCGTGCAGTTTATCTTTGACGGTAAGCCGGATGAAGATGTGCGAAACATCTTGAAAAGTAATGCGTTCAAATGGTCTCCGTCAAGAGGCGCGTGGGTACGTCAGGCATCGGGGAACGGGCTTTTTGCCGCACGGCAGGTAAGGCGACAGTTGGATAAGATGGAGGAGCAGGAATGACGCAGTGGCAGACGCGGCGCGAGCTTGTCACGAAGAACCTGACGATGTGGAAGTTGTTCCGCATCGTGGACGGCGTGGAGGAGGTGGACATTCGTATCTATGGCACGTGGGATGAGGCGGTCGCGGCTGCGCAAAAGATGAATGGAAAAGAAGGAGTGTATAACAATGGAAAATGAGATGGCAGGGGCGGCATGATACAGGAACGCGTTACGGGCACGGTGAGGGACATCACGGAGGATGGGACGGCGGTCATACACGCAGCCCTGCCCGACCCTCTCCGTGCCATGCTGCGGGACTACAAGGATGTTGAGATCATTCTGCCCGATGGACGGCGCATCTCTCCTGAACAGCGGCGCAAGGTGTACGCTCTCATCGGTGAGGTTGCGGAGTACGTCGACGGCATCCGAAGCGCGGGGACGATTGAGAGCGCAAAGAAAACGCTCAAGATGGAGTTTATGCTGTCCCGCATGGAGGGCATGGAACGGCGGCTGTTCTCTCTCTCGGACTGCGATGTGACGACGGCGCGGGCGTTCATCAATTTCCTCGTGGAGTTCATTATCGAGAATGACATCCCGACGCGCGTTCCGCTGATCGAGAACTGCGAGGATATCGCCGCGTATGTGTACGCCTGTCTCATGAACAAGAAGTGTGCGGTCTGTGGCAGACACGCAGACCTGCATCACGTCGATGTTGTGGGGATGGGGCGCGACCGCACGGCGATCTGTCACATCGGGATGCGTGCGCTTCCTCTTTGCAGGGAGCACCACACGGAGATACACAGCATTGGGCAGGATGATTTTCTGAGGAGATACTTCCTCGATCCGGTCAAGATTGATGAGAGAATCGCAGATGTGTATCGGCTCAATACAAAACCTTCAAAGAAGGAGGTGTGACGGAATGGACTATATCAGGCAGCTCAACGCATTTAGTAATCTGAGCGCTGGAATGCTCAGCTCCAACGAAGTGAATGTTTACCTTAGACTGTTTTGGTGGAACAATCGTTGCTGTTGGACGGAGTGGTTCGAGACGACCGATTCGAGATTGCAGATTGAGACTGGGATATGTTCCCGTAACACCTTGCGCGACATCCGGAATTCCTTGCGGCAGAAGGGATTCATCGACTTCATCCCCGGGAAAAAGCGGAAGCCGACGCAGTATAAAATCATCGACTTGTCAGAGCGGTCAGATGTTGACAGTCTTCCGTTATGGTCAATCAGTGACCATAACGCTGACCATAAAGGTGACCATAACGCTGACCATAAAGGTGACCATAACGCTGACCATAAAGATGACCACATAAATAAACATAAACGTAAAACGGAAACTGAAACAAAAAAAGAAAAGCAAAAAGAAAAGGCTGGCATCTTTCTTTTAGAGGACTACACCGACAATGCGGAACTCCTCGAGGCTCTCCGAGGATTCGTGGAGATGCGTAAGAAGATTAAAGCACCGCTTACGGAGCATGCCTTTTCTCTGCTCCTCAAGAAGCTTGACGGGATGGGGAGCACGGACGAGGAGAAAGCTGCGATTGTCAATCAAAGCGTGATGAACAGCTGGAAAGGGCTGTTCCCACTGAAACAGGAGGTGAGACGGAGTGGAGCACATATCAGTCATAGCAAAGATGCTCTCGACGAGAGGTATCCAGATTTCGCAGAGGCAAACCGAAACTACGTCCCTCCGTGGGAAGTACGACCTGCCGGCGGAGGAGATCGAGCGGCATCGGGATGAGATTGCGCATATTGAGCGCCTGCAAGACCTCTGTCGCGGATGTACGGGGGAGAGCTGCAAGCAGACGTCACAGGGGATGATTCCGATGGTGGAGACATCTCACGGGCGGTTCTTCCACGTTCTCAGTCCCTGCAAGCACGAGCGCAACAGGAGGGAGCGCCTGCGGATGGCACGCCTCTTTGCCTCAGCGCACATTCCACGCGCCTATGAGACGGATACGTTCGCAGATTACGAGGTGACGGGCGGAAACAAAGGAGCGGTAGATGCGGCACGCATGATGGTCGACGGGGAGATCGGCGGGCTGTTTGTCTACGGCGTGCGTGGCACGGGCAAGACCAAACTCGCGGCGATCATTGCCAACGAGCGGGCGAGAGCCGGAAAGCCTGTGCTCTTTGCGTCCGTGCCTGATCTCATGGCAGACATCCGCGCATCGTTTGACGGCGGCAAGACAGCGGAGACGGTACAGGCAGTCAAGGAGACGCCGTTTCTGGTGCTCGATGACCTCGGCAGCGAGAAAATGAGTGAGTGGGTCGGGGAGCAGCTCTTTTGCATCGTCAACCACCGCTATAACGAGCGCTTGCAGACGGTTGTGACGAGCAACTACAGCCCTACGGAGATCATCGGTCACATGGCGACCGTAGACAGGCGTGGCAACGTGATTGACGACATGCAAGGACAGCGGATCATGTCGCGCATCTACGGGATGTGTGAGCGGGTAGAGATACGGGGCGCCGATTGGCGAATGAAAGGAGCGTGCTGAGATGGCACAGAACGGTGAAGAAATGACAGACACACAGGTGCGGCTCATGGAGCGCATCGAGCGGACAACGGAGGAGCTTATACGGCTGAAAAGGTTGTGCGGCGAGATGGAAGAAGCGACCGAGAGCATCGTTTCGGAGATTTTTGGACCGTCCGAGGAATGCGGCGCACACGAACAGGAGATTGACATGACAAAGCCGCAGCCGTGCACGGTGAAATTCCGGGACGCGGATGCGTTTGACTGGACTGCGAAGCTCATCGAGGAGACGGACGAGGCGGTTCATGAGGCGCGTATCGTACGGAATCTCACGAGAGCGAACGATGAGAAGTTTAATCAGCATCTCCAATTGGCACGAAAACGCCTTGCCGAGGAACTTACGGATGTTATTCATGTATGTGTCTCGTGGCTGGATGCCGAGGGCTGGGATGAGGTGGCACGCGGCGAACTGCATCGGTACGTGAACGAGAAGAACAAGAAACGCGGGTATTTCTGATGGGGATAGTTCGTGATGATCTCGAAGTCACTACCGTTGTTCCGGTAGAGGAGCGTTGTTACATCTGCAGAGAAGGTATCGCCGAATTTGAGTGTGATATGCCAAGGATGTACGCTAAGGCGATTACGACTTTTCATGACGGACATTCCGAAATGGGGGAAGGGGTTCTCTACTGCAACAGGAAAATGTGCGAGAAGTGCGCTGTTGAAGTGAATCCCGGTATCCATTTTTGCGTAAGATGTGCTAGGGAACTGAAAAGCAAATTGGCAAATATACCTTTGTGAGGAGGTGCGGTCATGGACGAATTTGTAATGGTTCCGTATCTGATGCCGTGGGAGCCGCATCCGTGTCTCGGGCATGGGATGCGAACGTTTGACCCGTTTCATAGTCAAACAGAAGCGCAGAAAGCATATCTGTACGTCGTTGCGACGAAGCGCTATGCATCAGCATCGAGTGAGGAGTTGAGGGAGTTTGCTCTTGACTCCTCACGCAAAGATAAACTTGCCGAAAGACTCACGTACGTGATTACTGCGGCTACCACGGCGCTGGAAGCAATCGGTTATAACCTTGCGGCACGGCGTAAAATGCAGGAGCGTGTCAATAATCAGTGTGAGGAAAAAGGGTGGCTTTGAGGAGGCGGCGACATGGACGAATACACACCGTGCAGGAAGCCCGACCCGACAGCGCGGGAGGCAATCGGGAATGTGATGCGTCTCCTGCATACGCAGCGGAAAAAGCCGAACAAGTACAACGCGCGGAAAACAACTGTGTGCGGGCGCAACTTTGACAGCAAGCGGGAGGCGGAGGTGTATCTGGAACTGCTCGCACAGAAACAGGCGGGTGAGATTGTGCGCATCGGCTTCCAACCGTCCTATACGCTCCTTGCGGGGTTCGTGGACAACACGGGAAAGAAGCAGCGTCCCATCCCTACACGGCGGACTTTTTCGTCACCTACGCCGACGGACGCAGCGAGGTGATCGAGGTCAAGGGCGTACGGACACGGGACTACCTGCTGCGCAAGAAGCTGTTCCTGCACATGATGCGCAAGAAGGATATTATCTTTCGGGAGGTGCGGTAATGAAATATTGCAGATACTGTGCCAACTGCCTCACAATCGGTCATTACTATTACTGCGATGAGCGGGAAATAGTTCTGTCCTTTTCGCAGATACGCCACCAGACATCGTGCTCTGGTTTTTATCCGTCGTGTATGGGGGATGTGGACACAGGGCGACAATATCGACCGAAAAAGAGGAAGCCTGTTGTACGTGATGTTGAAATTTCATTGTTTTAGGGAGGTGCGGTGATGACGCTCGGAAGTCTCTTTGACGGCATCGGCGGATGGCTTCTTGCGGCGCGTCATGCAGGGGTAACGCCTGTATGGGCGAGTGAAATCGAGCCGTTCCCGTGCTCGGTGACAGCGCGACACTTCCCCGATGTGAAGCCACTCGGGGACATTACGAAGATTGACCCCAACGAGATCGAGCCTGTGGACATTGTATGCGCGGGCAGCCCGTGTCAAGATTTGAGCATCGCAGGAAAAAGAAAGGGGTTGTGTGGTGAACGCAGTGGCTTATTCCGAACAGCAGTTGAGCTTGTTCGACGAATGCGAATGTGTACGGGGGGGAAATCTCCGAGATTCTTTGTCTGGGAGAACGTCCCCGGCGCATTCAGCAGCAACAAGGGTGCTGATTTTCGATCCGTGCTTGAAGAAATTGGAGCGTGCGAAATTCCAACACCTCAACATGGCAAATGGGCAAACGCAGGAATGGTTGAATGCGACGAGTGTCAAATTGCGTGGAGAGTGCTTGACGCTCAATATTGGGGAGTCCCCCAACGCCGCCGAAGAATCTTCCTTGTCGCGGATTTTGCAGCCTCTGGAAGATGTGCCGGAGAAATACTATTTGAGCCCGAGGGCGTGTGCGGGGATTCTGCGACGGGCGCAAGAGCGCGGGAAAGAGCTGCCCGAGGAACTGAGGATTGCGCTAGAATTGCAGTCTACGATATGACACACGCGGATGAGGTCATGCGCCCTGTAAAAGATGGTATCGTCCCGACACTCAACGCACGCATGGGAACGGGTGGGAATCAAGTACCTGTCGTGCTCACGGAAGGAAAGGTGCGCAGACTTACGCTGACCGAGTGCGAACGGTTGCAGGGAATAGAGGGCGGATACACCGAGGGCGGGAGCGATACCGCCCGCTATAAGGCACTCGGAAACGGCATGGCGCAGCCGTGCGCGGATTATGTGATTCGGAGGATTGTGGAATGTGCGGAGGAGGTGCGGTGATGACGTACAAGGTGGAGCGGAACAATGGCACGGGAGGATTCTGCTGTCATTTCGAGCACAACGGGCACAAGTATTTCGCGGCGGTGCATATTGTGTCTCTGATGGGTGGGACGGAATGCATGATCTATCCCGAGGATACCTTTGACAAGATGTATGGCAAATGGGATGTGCCTGTGACACCCGAGGGGCTGACCGCGTGCATTGAGGAGTTCGTACGGATGAAGGAGGCGGTCTAATGGAGAGCTGTCACAAGTACTACTGCCCGCTGCGTCCGCCGGATATCGGTGCGGTGCCGCCGCATCCTGTGCGCGTGGAGTATGTGGCGTGCGAAGTAGACGGTCGGCGATGCCATGGGGCGGTGTACTATGACCGCAGGTTATCAGCGGTGGAAGTGGAAGCCTACGAGCTGTTGGAGGAACGGACATGAAGAAAGATAAATATCCGCAGAGTGCGGAGTCGAACGAGTACCGATATCTCGACTATCCGTGGCTGAATGAGGTTGCCACGGGTCTCACAGCGGGCGCGGAGAAGCATCCGGGCGAAACGTGGCACGACATACCTGCGAAGGAGCACGCTGCACGGGCGCTGCGCCATCTCTCGATGTGGCTTGCGGGTGATCGGAGTGACAGCCACATCATCAACGCGAGTATGCGCTGTATGATGGCGCGTGTAATGGAGCGGGAGGAGGATCAGAATTACGATTCTGAGGAGATTGATGCGCTAAGGGAGGAGAACAAGGCTCTGTGGGCCGAGCTGAAGAAGTATCGTCGGCATGACTTTCCGTTTTAAGGAGGCGTACAATGACATCGGATGAACAGACGTTATATTTCTTTGCCTTTCGGTACGCTCTACCACGACAATCCTATGCACTTTCTCTTGTGTCCGATCTCGTCTTGCGGCGCGTGAATGAGTTCGAGGATTGGCAGCTGCGAGATATGATCGGCGAGATTGAGGCGCATTGGGAGGATAACAATGAGATCCACCCGATTGACCGAGATGTGCAGCGGCTCTTTCGAGATCGGCTGCGAGGAGCACTTTTGGAACGTGGTGTGAAACAGGCGATATAAGGAAAAGAGCGTCGTAGTACCGCTCTTTTGGTACGTGTGGAGATATTGGCGGCGGTGACAAAATGATGAGACGGGAGGAAATACTTTGCTTGAGAACGATGCAGCCTTGCAGATGGCAGATGAGATTCGACAGGATCGCAAACAGGCAGAATCGATGCTGCTGAACTATGCGGAGGAGCTGAAAACGTATCGCCTAAAACGTGAAGAGTATGTGAGAGGAAATAACGTACAGGGCGGTGGCGGGAATCTGCCGGGGCATCCGACGGAGGCAGACGCTCTGCGCGGTGTGAAGTTTGACGAGACCTATCCTGCCTATACATGGCTGCGGGCGGTGGAGTTTGTCGAGCGCGGATTGTCAGAGCGCAAGCGGATATTTCTGGATGCGCGGCGTAAGGCATCACGCGATAAGACAGGCAGAGGGCGCAGGGCGTGGCTTGTTCGCACACAGATGATGTATTGTGAGGCGATGCGGGAGCGGTTTCTCAATACGGAGTTCTTCACATCTGAGCGAGTACTAAAGGATATGTGGAGGTACATCGTTGATCGTACCGTTGAGGCATATCTAAAACTGGAACAAAATAAATTAAATAGACGCGTCCCATAAAGCTGTTTTTTGGTGCTAAAATGCTATTGTGGGTAGTTTGGGGATAACCCCAACCACTGATCTCTCCTCCTACATCTCACGGAATGGCCGTCTCAATCGAGGCGGCTTTTCTCGTGGGGAGGAGATGTAAGTTTTGGCGATTTTTTATAGGTCGTCGGCAGGAGATATAAATTTTATAGGGTATAGAGCGCGGTACTGCGGGAAACGCTCGGAGGGCACAGCTGTGGCGGTGTCCTTTTTGATTGCAGAGGAGGTGGATGCGTGACGGATGGGATAACCCTGCTCCGTGGGGATTGTTTCGAGCGGATGAAGGAGATAGCGGACGGGAGCGTTGATATGATTCTCACCGATCCGCCGTATGGAGTTACACAGTGCAAATGGGACAAGGCGCAGCCGTTTGCGCCAATGTGGGAGGAGTACCGACGCATCATCAAACCGAACGGTTGTATTGCCATCTTTGCGGGTGAGCCGTTCTCCTCGGCGCTCATTCAATCCAATCTCAAAATGTACCGTTATGAGCTCATCTGGCAGAAAAACGCGGCATCTGATTTTCTGAACGCGCCACGTAAACCGCTGAATATTCATGACAAGATACAGATATTCTATCAAACATCACCGACGTATCATCCACAGAAAACAAAGGGGAAGCCCTACCGCAGACCGCCAAGCCGTGCGCTGCGAGAGATGTACCGAGAGCTTGAAGAGCGTGAACGTGTCAATGAGACGGGAGCGAGATACCCGACCACCGTCATTCGTTTTCCCATCGAGCGCGGTTTGCATCCGACACAAAAACCCGTCCCCTTGCTTGCGTGGTTGATTCGCACCTATACCGACGCGGGTGATGTCGTTCTTGATTCCTTCATGGGAAGTGGATCAACAGGTGTTGCCTGTGTGCAGGAGGGACGGCGGTTTATCGGGATTGAGCGCGAGGATAAGTATTTCGAGGTGGCAAAGCGGCGCATCGAGGAGGCGCGGGGCTTGTTTGTGTAAGAATGTGCAGAGGAGGTGGCAGATTGCGGCAACTGATGGAAAATTTTTGTGTGGAATTTGTGCGGTGCGGCAATGCCACCGAAGCCTACAAACGCGCGGGATACAAGGTACGGTCAGATAAAGTCGCCGGGGTTTGTGCGGCAAAATTGCTAGGAAATGCTAGGGTACAGCAACGTATCGCAGAACTTCGCCGCGAAATGGATTCACACAAGATTATGGATGCTGCCGAACGGCGTGAACTACTCACGCAATTCGCCCGTGATGAGGAGACAGCAAAGCCTGACCGACTCAAGGCGATGGATCTCCTTAACAAGATGGACGGGGTATACATCAACAAGACGCAGGTGAGCGGTGCGGACGGTGCGCCGCTTGTTTTCCGATGGGAGGGCAAAGATGGCTGAGATTGTCATACCGTACACGCCGCGCCCGATCTGGAAGAACACAATACATCCTGCACTCTCTGAGAATCGATTCGCGGTGCTTGTCTGTCACCGCCGTTTCGGTAAGACGGTCGGCACAGTCAATGAGATGATACGTAAGGCGGTGCTCAACGAGAAGAAAGCACCTGTATACGCCTATGTCGCGCCGTACCGTAATCAGGCAAAGCGTGTGGCGTGGGAATATCTTAAATACTATACGAATCCAATCCCGAATCGCACGGTGAATGAATCGGAGCTTTATATCGAGCTTCCGTCGCGTTGTCGTGGATCGCCCGGTGCACGTCTCTATATCATCGGGGCGGATCATCCTGATGCGCTGCGCGGTATCTACCTGGATGGCGTTATCCTAGACGAGTATGCGGACATAAAGCCCGAACTTTGGGGCGGTGTGATCCGTCCTGCGCTCTCTGACCGCGAAGGATGGGCGGTATTCATCGGGACCCCAAAAGGACAGAATCAGTTTTACGAGATGTACCAACACGCGGAGAAATCGGCGGGTTGGTACTCTTGCATTTATCGGGCGGATGAGACGGGTGTGCTTCCAGCCGAAGAACTCAAAGACATGCAGGCGCAGATGACGGAGATGGAGATTCGGCAGGAGCTCCTATGTGACTTTACCGCCTCTGCATCTGATGTGGTTATCCCGATTGATCTTGTCACGGCCGCCGCAAACAGGCTGCTCAAGGATGATGATGTGCTCGGGCAGCCTGTGATCCTCGGCGTGGATGTAGCGCGGTTCGGCGATGACCGTACTGTGCTGTGCATCCGTCAAGGGCTGTGGCTCAAAGATATTCGTACGTTCCAAGGGCTCTCCACGATGGAGACTGCAAGCCGTGTGATTGACTGTATAAATCAACATCATCCACACGCGACATTCATTGACGCTGGTGCGATGGGTGCAGGTGTGATTGATCGTCTGCGTCAGCTGCGCTATCAGGTGTCGGAGGTCAACTTCGGCGAGATGGCGATGGATGCGCAGCGTTATGCCAATATCCGTGCGGAGATGTATTTCAAATGCCGCGCATGGCTTGAGGCAGGCGGAGCAATCCCGCAGAATGCAGAGCTCAAAACCGAGCTCTCAACGGTGGAGTACAAATTCAACCCGACGGGGCGCATTATCCTAGAGCCCAAAGACAAGCTCAAAGAGAGAACGGGGAAAAGCCCTGATCTTGCCGATGGGTTTGTTCTGACGTTCGCTCGGCCGGTATATGTGCCAACGGCCGGGTGGCGGGAAGAAGATACTCGTTGTAATACTGACTATGATCCTTTTGCGGCAATGTGAGAAATACTCATGTTGCTTTTTTGTTGCATTGAAAGGAGGTGATCCTATGTGCAGCGGAGGAGGCGGCGGAGGCGGAAGCTATACCCCGCCGAAAGTAGATCCGGCCCCGACAGTGGTGCAGTCCTCGGATGTTGGTTCCGGTGACAGTGCGGCAAAGAGTCAGAAACGCCGTCATGGGCGTGCATCGACGATGCTCAGTAGTGACCGTGACACCATTCTCGGGACGCTCACGGGCGGTGGTTGGCGCAATACCCTCGGATAAGGAGGAACTATGCAGGAGCAAATAACACAGGGGGCGCGTCTGCCCCCGCTCATTCGTGCGAGCGATCTGGCCGCGCGTATTGAGCTCAATCGAAAACCAATCGAGCAGACCGTTCGACAGCTCATCGAGAAGCGACACACCTATGAGAAACGATGGAAAGCAATCCGTGATTATCAGCTCTCGTACGTCGGCGCATTTGACGGCGTGGATGATGAAACGAATGGCGGCAACCGCAAGGATACAAACGTCTGGCATAACTGCGCATGGGACAGCAATCAGATCTTTGCGGCGGGCGTCATGGGAGGGCTTACTCCGCCGAGCCGGAAGTGGTTCCGGCTCGATTTTGCGAACACCGAACTCAAGGACAACTCCGACCTTGGCAAAATCCTTGACGAGCGCATTGACATCCTTGCGGACGTGCTCGAAAAGAGCAATTTCTACACGGCTGTCCATAGCTGTTACCTCGAACTCGCTTTTGGGCAAGCACCGCTCGGTATCTTTCCAGATCATCAGTACGGCGTCCATTTCGTCCCGTATCCCATTGGCAGCTACGCCATGGAGAACGGGCCCGATGGAACGGTTCAGACGTTTTGCCGCCGCTACAAGATGAGTGCTGCGCAGCTCGTGGATAAATTCGGCATGGAGAACGTACCGGAGAACATCCGCAACAAGGTCACGAACGGGCCCGGCATCAAGGCGGATCATACGGTCATATGGTATGTCGGTGCCAATCGGCACCATGACCCACAAAAGATTGGCAGTTTCCACCTGCCCTATATTTCCGTGTACTACCTCGAAGGCAGTGCGGAGGATGAATATCTTCATGTGGGGGGGTTCCACGAATGGCCTGTGCCCGTAGCGCGGTATCTCATCACAGGCAATGAGAGCTACGGCAAAGGCCCCGGGTGGTTTGCAGAGGGCGATGCGAAAATCCTGCATCTCCTTGAAAAGGACAAGCTGACCATGGTTGAGCTGAGCGTGAAACCGCCTGTTGTAGCAGATGATTCGCTCGGTATCAAGGGGATTAACCTTGTACCGGGCGGCAAGACGTTCGTGCAGCAAAAAGATGCGGTAACGCCGCTCTTCCAGGTGCAGGGCAACCTCGACCATCTGCGCGAGGTCGTCGCAGATGTAACGACACGTATCAAACGCGCTTATAGTGCTGATCTTTTCATGATGCTCGATCAGCAGGAAAAGAGCATGACCGCGCGGGAAGTGCTTGAGCGCACACAGGAGAAAATGAACATCCTCGGCCCCGTCGTGCAGCGGATGCAGTTTGAATTCCTCGGGCGCATCATCGAACGCGTGTATAACATCCTTGACCGAGCGCACATGTTCCCGGAGCCGGAGGATGAAGAGATGGCAGAGATTCTGCGCGATCAGGAACTCAAGATTGAGTACATAAGTCCGCTCGCACAGGCGCAGAAGATGAGCGGTCTTGTCAACATTGAGCAGGGGGTTGCCTTCCTTGCGCAGATTGCACAATTCAATCAGGACATCCTCGATAAGATGAACTGGAATGAGACCATCAACCGCTACTTTGATATGCTCGGCGCACCTGCGGCAATCAAACGCACGGATGACGAGTATGAGGCGATTCAGCAGCAAAAGCAGGAGATGGCGCAGAAGCAGCAACAGATGCAGGAGGCAGCCGCAATGGCACAGATGGCGGCACCTGCGGCACAGGCGGCAAAGAACGCCACGGAGGCGGCGCAGGATGGGAATCCAGCTCTGCAGCAGCTCTTTGGGATGACACAGGTCTGATCGGAGGTGTGAATGGAATACGAACAGAGCGCAGCGGATAAGCTGCGGCATATCGCAAATGGAAAGATCGCGGTCAAAGACAAGGCGGCACTCCTCTACATGCTCAAAGAGCCGGAGGGACGCTGGTTCCTTATGCGGCTCTTTGAACGCTGTCATCTCATCAGCGATGCGCCATTCCCGGAAGACAACGTGCATCGCCTTCTCATCATGGAGGGTGAGCGGCGTGTAGGGCTCCACATCAAGAATCTCGTCACCGATGATCTTGATTCACTCGCTGCAAAACAGCAGGCAGAGAGTGAGTATTACGCATTTATGAATGAGCTCGAAAGCCTCATTCGTGCAGCAGAAAAGGAGGAAACCACATGACCGAAGAGATGATCTTCGACCTGCAGCGCTTCGCAGACGGCGATGGCGGTGCGGATGAAAGTACAGGCGACGCACCTGACACGGGTGCTACAGGGGGCGACGGTGGTGATGGGGGCACGGGGAATCCGCCCGTACAGGATAACGCGGGCGGCGATGGCGGCAAGCCCGGCGGGAATACCATTCTCGGCGGTGATGGAAAGGAGGACAAGCCCGCAGGCATACCCGAAACGTACGACTTCAAGGGCATTGTCCCCGAGGGCGTGGACTACGACGAGGCATCTGCCGCCGCATTCTCCGAGGTCGCAAAGAAGGCAGGGCTCTCGCAGGAGCAGGCAAGCGCAATCGCCGCCTACGGAATGCAGTACATGCAGCAGGGTGTCGACGCCGCGATGAAGGCAGTCTATGACACGCAGGCGGCATGGGCTGATGAAGCACGCACGCAGCTCGGCGGGGAGTTTGATGCGACCGTTGCAAAGGCGGCCGCCGCACGAGATGCACTTGCCGCGAAGGTACCGGGATTCACTGCAATGCTCAACGAGACAGGCGCGGGCAATCGCGTGGAGATGATTCGCCTCATGGCGGCAATCGGTGATCTTATCGGCGAGGATGGCGGCGATCGTAACGGTTCTGGTGGGATGGAGAAATCCATCTATGGCAACACAGATTTTTCTAAGTATTAAAAGGAGTGAATGACTATGGCTATTCTTGGTACACAGGCATTGACCATCGCGGATTGGCGCAGCCGTATGAATCCGGATGGGAATATTGATTTCATCATCGAGGCACTTGAGCAGTCGAATCCGATCATCAATCAGATTCGTTGGCTGCAGGGCAATCTGCCGACGGGGAACAAGACAACCCTGCGCACGAGCATCCCGCGTCCGTCCATCCGCCGTATCAATCGCGGCGTTGACGCACACAAGTCCACAACCAAGCAGGTGCAGGACACCTGCATGATGCTTGAGGACCGTTCGGAGGTCGACGTAAAGCTCATCAGCATTCAGCCGGACAAGGAGGGGTTCCGTCGCAGTGAGGATGCGGCATTCGTTATGGGCTTCGGTGACATGGTTGCTGAGAGCATCTTTTATGGCGATACCGCGCAGGAGCCGGATACGTTCAATGGTCTCTCGGTACGCTACAACGTTATCGGCGGTGAGAAGCATTCGGCAGGACATCAGGTTATCGAGGGCGGAACGGCTGGGACGAACACCAATACTACGGGCTTTTTCGTCGGTTGGGGCACGAAGGCAACGGCGGGCATCTATCCCAAACACTCGAAGATGGGGCTGCAGAGTCAGGATCTCGGCGAGTGTGACGCGCAAGACGCACAGGGGAAGAAGTACCGTGCATTGGTGACGCTCTTTGACTGGGATGTGGGGATTGCAGTACAGGACATCGAAGCGAACGCGCTTGTCCGCAACATCGATGTATCGAAGCTGATGAGCTTGAAGTCGGCTGAAAAGCAGGCACTCGTGGAGAAGTTCATCATCGCGAAGAATCGTATCCGCAACCTGCAGAACAAGGACAAGAAGGTGCACCTCTATGTATCTCCTGCGATGTACGACTTCTTCGAAATTTACTTGCTCGATAAGAACAACGTACATGTGACCCGTCAGGATCTCCAGAATGCACCGACCCAGCTCTATTTGAGCGGCATTCCGATTGAGAAGTCGGACTCCATCCTCGAGACGGAGCCCGCATTTGCAAAGGCCTAAGGAGGGACTGTCATGATTTTTGATCAGCAGCGGGTATTTCTGGATAAGAAAAATCTCACGAATGGAGAAATCACATCGGACATTTTGGACATGGGCGTCGGCGAGGCGTCCATGCCGCTCACACTTGTCGTCCTCGTGTCGAAGGATGCGGGCACAGGCACGCTCAAAATAGTACTTGAGACGTCTGTGATGGACAATTTCGCAGCACCGAAGACGCTCGGCACCTACGAGAAGGCGCCGCTCTCGGTGCATCTGCCGCGCGGCAACCTCGGTTACCTGCGTCTTAAGGTGACGAGCACCTACACCAAGGGAACCGTCACTGCAGGCCTTGTCCTCGACGACAACATTGACCGCTGATATCACACGGATAGAAACAGGCAGAGCAGAAGGGCTTTCCTTCTGCCTTTGCCACAGTGTCATAACAGCTATGACACTGTGGCAAGGGAGGAATCTATATGAACAGTACAGAGATCTGCAACATGGCACTCTCCTATATCGGACATGGGCGCATCAACAGCATTGATGATATGAGTGAGGAGGCGCGTAAGTGCAAGGTACACTACGACCACGACCGCCGCCGAATGCTGACGGCATATCCGTGGGGCTTCGCCAAACGCGTGGAAAAGCTCGCGGCGTTTCCGGAGGCGGTGCCCGGCTGGGATGTGGTCTATGCGTATCCTGCGGAATGCCTGAGCGTGCTCTACGTCTACAACAAAGAGAGTGCGCGGAAGAAGGAGACGGAGCCGGAGGATTATGAGATTGTGACACTCGGCGGGAATAAGGGGATTGCGACTGATGTGCAGGAGGCATGGGCAGAATATACGGCGGACGTGAAAGACCCCGTGAATTTCAGTGAGGAGTTTGTGGAAGGCCTCGCGCATCTTCTTGCCTCCTCCATCGCGACGGGAATTACGGGAAATGCGACCATCGCCGCACAGCATATGCAGCTTGCACAACAGTCGATCATGACAGCGCGGTATTACAGTGCACTCGAAAAGGAACGCCATATGCAGTACCCGAACAAATACGCCAATGAGCGATTTACCTGAGGAGGATATAGAGATGGTTCAGCCGACGGTGTTCTATTCGATTCAGCCCGCATTCACGGGTGGTGAGATATCGGGGGAAGTCGCATCGCGTGTCGATTTGGAGAAGTATCAGTTGGCACTCCTCACGGCGGAGAATGCGATCATCCGCCCGTATGGTCCTGTCTACAAGCGACCCGGCAGTATCTATGCAGGGCGCATGAAGTACGATGACCGCGCGGCGATCCTCGTGCGCTTTGAGTATTCGGTAGAGGTTTCATATCTTCTCGAATTTGGAGACCGCTATATCCGCATATGGCGGGATGGTGTGCGCCTGCCGTTTGAACTGGAGACACCATTTGTACCTGATGATCTTCGGAATCTGCGTTTTGTGCAGTCCGTTGATGTTATGTATATCTGTTCGGGCACGTATCCCGTTATGAAACTCGCGCGATACAGCGAGGCGGACTGGCGTTTCACGGCAGCGGAATGGACGTATGCGGCGTATGGGGACATGAATACGGATGAGGACGCGAAGATCACCCCGTCCGGGAACAAGGGCGAGATCATGCTGACGGCGGCGAAGGACATCTTTGCCGCAAATCGTGTCGGCGATACGATGAAGATCGAGCAGTATGTGAACGGCGCAATGACTACATACAATGGGAGCGGCACAGGAAATAGCGGGAACATCCAAATTGGCAGGACGTGGAAGATCATCACACACGGCACATGGTCGGGCAAAATATCAGTGCAGCAGTCTCTGGACGGTGGCGCATCGTGGGTCGACCTTAGAACCTACACCTCGAGCAATGACTACAACCCGACGGAATCGGGCGACGTGGATGAATACTGCCTGATGCGGATCCATGTGGAGATCAGTGGGAGTATCCGCGCGGATCTCTCGGCGTATCCCTATCGACATGAGGGCTATGTGACGATTACGGGGGTGACGGATGCGCAGCACGCCTCTGCACATGTGGGTAAAATGCTCGGCGGGCTTGAGGCAACGGCGGATTGGTACTGGGGTGCATGGTCGCGCACGAACGGCTATCCGCGATGTGCGGCGTTTTTTCAAGACCGTCTGTGTTTCGGCGGGAATAAAAAATACCCGCAGCGGCTCTGGATGTCAAGAAGCGGAGATTATGAGAATTTCGGCGTTGAAAAGGAATCCGGAACGGTGACGGATGACAGTGCTGTCACCGCTGATCTGCTCTCTCGGCAGGCGTACAGTATCTCGCATATGGATGTGGGAAACGATCTGGTGATTTTCACCGATGGAAACACATGGACGATTGCTGGTTCCGAGACGGTCAAGCCGACGAACATCACGCCGAAGAATCAGGAGAACTACGGATGCAGTAATGTCCCTCCGCTGCGTGTCGGCAATCGCATTATTTATGTGCAGCGGCGCGGCGCGATCGTCCGCGATACAGGCTACTCCTACGAGGCAGATGGCTATGTAGGAGCTGATCTGACACTTCTTGCAAAACATCTGGTGCGCGGACGTGCGATTGTGAGCGCCGCATACGCGCAGGAGCCTGACAGCCTGGTCTATTTCGTAACGGACGATGGGCAGCTGCTCTGTTTGACGTATGTCATGGACCAGAAAGTATATGCGTGGAGCCATTTTGTGACGGATGGGAAATACAAGGCGGTCTGTGCCGTGAGCAGCGGAAATACGGATCGTATCTATGTGATTGTGGAACGTAGCATCAATGGCAAGACGGTGCGCTATCTTGAGTATTTCGCACCCCACGGGGAATCGGAGGCTGAGCAGGATTATGTGATGGCGGATGCGGCGATTGCCGTGACGTACCCGTCGCCGCAGACAGAGCTCCCCGGCAAGGATGTCCTTGCGGGCAAGAAGGTCGCGGTGATGGCAGACGGGTATCACGATGACGGGATTACGATGAATGCCACGGCACGTCTTCCGCAGGCGGCAAAACGCGTCACGGTCGGCCTGCCGTATACGATGACACTCGTGCAACCGAACTGGGATGTAGGCAATACGGAAACAGGAACGGTACAAGGGCGCAGGAAGATGGTGCGCAAGGCGATTCTGCGCCTCACGAAGTCCTACGGTGGACGCATCGGGCAAAATGCGGCGATGCAGGATGACATTATTTATGATCCTGAGCGTATGGAGCTGGATGAGAATGTGCTCTATACGGGCGATAAGGAGGTAACGCTTCCGGCGGGCGGATGGGATAAAGACGGGCGTACCTGCATTACGCATGATACGCCCTACCCGTTCAGTCTCTCGGCAATCATCAGGGAGGTGTCTTTTGGTGGGTAACTACGAGATCAAGAAAATCACGAAGCAGAAGAAGAAAGAGCAGCTTGTGTGGACACTTCTCGGCGAGCTGCGTGCCGCCGATCGCAGGGAACTCACGGCGGGGGTCTGTGAAAGCGGATCCATCGAGAACGAAGTCTATGATTCGGTGTTTCTTTCGGAGGAGTGCTTTGCCGCATACGACCGCACGGGGCTTGTGGCAATCTGGGGATATCGGGAAGTGCTCGGCAATCCGGGGCGGCTGATCTGGTGCCTCGGGACGGAGCGCGTGGCAAAGAACCGTTACGCGTTCGCAGTGGAATCCAAACGTATTCTCACGGACTGGGCGCGGCGGTTTGGCGTGCTCTACAATGCGGTCGGCGCGTTCAACAAAGATGCAATCCGTTGGCTCAAATACTGTGGTGCCGTGTTTCATCGAGAGATTACGGTCGGCGGCGAACGGTTTATCCCGTTCACAATCGAAGGAGAAGGGAGGAAGTAATATGTGCGGATGGGTGGCAGGGCTCACTGCTCTTGGCGGGCTTTTCCAGTATAAGCAGCAACAAGCACAGGCGAATGCACAGGCATCCATGTATCGTGCACAGGCGGATGCAGCGGCACAAAATGCACGCATCGAAAACCGCAAGCAGGAACAGATTGCCGATAACTATGCACAGCAACAGGAAGCTCTCCGTGCGCGGCGGCGTATCGTGGAGGGTGCGCAGCGTGCAGAGACAGGAGCGTCTGGGCTTAATTTTGCGGGCTCTGCGATGGATATTCTCTCTTCGGGCTATGACGCCTATAACAAAGACGCGGCGAACCTGCTCATGAATCAGCGCAACGATAACTATAGTTCCCGTGTCGCGGAGAGCAACTACATCAAACAGGCGAATCAGGCGAATGCGGCGGCGGGCAATGTAAAGCGTGCAGCGCGGATGGCGGGGTTCGCTACGATCCTCGGGACGGCGGCAAGTGTCTACGGTGCAGCGCAGCCGTGGAAAAATGCGGGCAAAGCGACGGGGAATATGCAGGCAGGTGTCGGAGCGCGGGATATGGGCTATGGCACGTCGGCGTTCTACAACTCTAAAACAGGCTATACGTTCGGGACGGATTACTTTAAGCAGAATCCGTCCTTTGATTCGTTCGGCAAGGGACTGAAGAACTACAATCCGCGTGGGAGATGGTGACATATGAAGTTCTCGACGTATACGCCGGCAGTAGAGCCGCATGTGATGAATCCGCCCGCTGTGCGCGTCTCTGGTGATGTGAACGCCTACGGTACGAGCGGTGAGGGCTACGGGAAGATGGCGGCAGCCGTCGGGCAGGTGGCGCGTGTCGCAGCACAGAGGCAGGACGATCTGGATGCCGCCGATGTGATGAAAGCCCGCAACGAGGTTATGACAAGCCTTACACAGCAGCTCTATGGGGAGCAGGGCTTATTTACTACAGGTGTTGGGGAAAACGCAAAGGGACTCATCGACCGTACGACCGACGCAATCAACAAGACCTATGAGGATGTCAGTAAGAACTATAACCCCCGTGTGCGCTTTGCTCTCAAGGGCAATCTCAATGAGAATATGGCGAACTTCCAGCGCATTGCCGCCTCCAAGGAGATGGCAGAGGGCAAAAAGGTGGAGGAGGCGACGTTTGCCTCCAACCTTCAGACGAACGCGCAGCAGGCGGCTCTGACGTGGCAGGTGAATGGTGCGCCGACCATGTATGTGAATCAGAGCGACGTTCTCCTCGCGGCACAGGCACAAAAGGAGGGATGGTCGGGGGCACAGCTCGCGGCCGAACGTCGAAAGATGGTGACGAATATTGCCGCCGCCGCCGCAGGTGCAGCACTCGAAAACGAGGATTACGACCGCGCAGATGAGATTCTGGGACGCTTCCGAAATGAGATGGATCCGGATACCTACTGGAAGTTGGCGCGGGTGTCTAAAAAACACACGGAGGCAAAGGAATTTGATACGCTTGCGCATGAAATATTCAGCAAGCCCGGCGTGTGGGAGGGAAATCATTTCAACGAAGCAAAAGCACTGGAATATGTGAATGAGCTCTATGGTCCGAATGTGACAAAGCGTATCGGCGGTACAATCAAAAACAAGGAAGATTTTTTCGCGGCGGTTGCAGGGCAGGAATCCGGCGGGAATTATAACGCGCAGAACGGGCGCACGGGCGCATTCGGCAAGTATCAGATCATGCCGGAGAACTGGCCGTCATGGGCACAGGAGGCAGGGCTCTCTGCAGATGCGCCGCAAACGCCGGAGAATCAGGAGATTGTCGCAAAATACAAGCTCGGGCAGTATTACGACGAACTCGGTGCGGAAGGTGCTCTTGTTGCTTGGTATGCAGGATATCGAAACGGTGAGCGTTGGCGGGATGGAGAAGCGGACGCAATCGGTGAGGGCGGTCATTATTCGTGGGATGCAAGGCAGGGGAACGGTGATGAGCCGTCCATACGTGAATATGTGCAGCAGGCACTTGGGCGTGCTGGTGGAGCAGAACGTACGGTCAGCGCCTACGACCCCGAAAAACGCGACCATCTGATGAAGCTCGTCAGCGCACTCGGAAAAGATGCGGAGCAGGCTTATCAGCAGCAGCGCGGTCAGTATCTGAACGGGATATTGCAGGCCGCGCAGAATGCAGGAAGCTACAGTGCGGCGATCTCCATGCTCTACGCACAAGACCTCGATATAAAGGAACGCAACGGGCTAGAAGGTCAGATTGCAGAGTATTACCACGTCAATAGGGGGACGGGTAAGCCGATCGGTACTGGTCGGAGTGGTACGAATAACGGTAAGAGTTGGTCAAAGGCATATCCAGAGGAGGCAAAGGCTCTCAATCGGTTTGCGGAACATCTCAGGAAAGGCACGACGATTACAAAAGCGGAACTTTTGGAAGCGCGTCGTGCGGGCAACCTCTATGCGGATCTTGGTTATCTATCAGAAGAAGATGCGGCGGACTTGGAACTCTACGAGAACTCGTCGGAGATGCGCTCTCAGGTCACGGACTTTATTGAACGACGGGGGCTTGGTGGTGCGTTTGAGGAGATGCTTGATATGGGCGGAACGCCAACGGCGAATATTATCATCCTATCGAAGGCACTTCCGTACTATCTGGATGACAATTTTCAAGGAATTATTGACGAGGAGGGCTGATTATGGCGTTTGATGTGGATCGGATGCGTGCACGCGCAGAGGAGTTGAATCAGGCGCATGAGGCGCAGGAAGCTCAGGCACAGAATCAAGCGGCGTGGGATGCAAAGCACTGGTATGAGCGGCTCGCCGAAGGAACGATGGCGGATGCCGTTGCGGATACGGGGCGTGATCTGGCAAACTCTGTAATCTCTACGGGAACAAGATTCGTCAATGCTTATGATGAGCTTCGCGAAGCGCAGACTGCTTCACGGGACAAGTACGGGGTGTATATTCCCACACCGGAGGTGCAAGAGGCATCTAGTAATCTCCGTGGCGCGGGAGTGGATTTTATGCTCGCTCCCGTGCGCGTTGTTGCCGACCATGCAACACGCCCGCTGCGCTCGTACATCGGGTCGAAAGTCGAACAGAGTGCTGATGAGGGAAGCGAATTTGCGCAGGATGTACGCGGGACGGAGACGTTCGTCAATTACTTTATGACGGATGAGGACAAGCTCCGAAAAGCACGCGAGATTGAAGCGAATACAGGCATTTCTGCCGATGCCTTTATGGACGACGATGTTGCCTTCAAGCAGGCACTCCGAATCAATGACTACGCAAACATGAAGAAGAACCTCATGCAGGGGGATTTCTCCATGGAGGCGGTCTGGCAGGAATTCCCTGAACTGCGGGACGTTGCGAAGATGAGCCCGCGCGATGCGGCTCTTGCCCTGCATGACATTGAATCCGTGCGTCAGACGCATGGGATTGTGGAGACGTTCACGCATTTTCTTGCGGTCGGCAACAAGAAACTCGAGTTTGATAACCTCATGTATAAGATTGCCGACGGCACAGCGAATGACAATGACCGTCAGCGTGCCGCCGACCTCGCGCAGATGATGGAGGAGGATGAAAAGAAAAAGCCGTCTTTCTTTGACGATCCTCTTGCGGCGATTGTTGGCGGTGTAGCCTCGTCGGGTCCTGAAATGTTGGAATCCGTGCGCGTCGGCGTGCGGGATGGGCTCATTACGGCGGAGGCGGCGGCAATTGCAATGGCGGCGGCAGGTACGGCGATTGAGCCCGGCGGCGGTACACTCCTCGGCGGGGCGGTCGGTGCGGGTGCGGGCTTTACTGCAGGTTTTGCTAGAGGCTTTGTTACCAGTTTTTCCCGCTCTGTGCTTGGCAGTACCGCACGTCGGCAAGCCGTGCGTACCGCAATGACGCGCGGTATGCAGGCGGGTATGTTCGAGGGAATGCGCCGCCCTGAGACGGGGGCACGCTATGCCGAATACGGCGAGATGAAGGATAAAGACGGCGATCCGCTTCTCACGGACAATGACAAACGGCTTTATGCGGCACTTGGCGGTGCGGTGAATCCAGGCATTGAGATGACGAACTTCGGCATTGCGGCAAAGCCTCTTGTTCGAGGTTTCAATGCTCTTGGCAAGGGCGGCTATGCAGAGATGGCAATCAAGGGTGTTGTCGATGCCGCGAAGTATGATGTGGCAAAGCGTGAATCCATCTCCGCCTTTGCAAAGTCGCAGGTGAAGGATACACTCAAAATTGCCGCAACGGAATCGCTCGAAGAGGGGGCGCAGTCTCTCTCTGATGATCTCATCCACAACCGCATTGTGAGTGCTTCTGACGGACGTGCAGCGGACAAGGCATACAGTCTTGGCGATATGGCGACGAATGCACTTGTGTCGAGCGTTGAGGCGTTTCCTGCGGGGCTTGGCTTTGGCGTGATGTCCACGATGGGCGGTGCGTCGATCGGCAGCGTACGTCATGCGCGGCGGCTCTCCTCGGAGAAGATGCAGGAGCAGATCGCGGCACAGAGAACGATGACGGGGACAGTCATGCTTGACCGTCTCCAACAGGTGGCATCCAGTGCAAAGCTGAAGCAGACAGCACCTGATGTGCAGCAGAAGATCATCCGCACACAGGTACATGGTACGGGATTTGAGAACGCCTACATTGATACCGAAATGGCGATGAAAAAGGAAAACGGCCTTGCCGACCTCAAGGAGGTGGCAAAGACCGCCGGCATCCGTGACGAGGAACTGGAAAAGACAATACAGTCGGGCGGGCATCTCTTTGTGCCCGTAGAGCGATATGCACAATCAGCGGCCTCCCCACAGCTTCTTGAATCGGTCTCTTTTACCCCTGAGACGGATTCCATCGCTCGCATGAAAGAGAATGCAAAGGCACTGTCGGATGCGTTGGAGGGCGCACAGAAGAGTGCAATCAAGGCACGGACGGAGATTATCAACAGTATTGCAAACGAGTATTTTCCGAAGCCTGCCGATCATCTTGACGCACAGGAAAAAGCACGCATGGATGGGGAGCGGGAGATGGCAACAGCGGTCATCTCACAGAATCCCGATAACCCTGCTGCAGGATGGCGGTCACTCTATAACGAGTTTACGGCGGCGCGGGATGAGATCCTGAAGCCTGCAATTGACGCGCTCTCAAAGGGGATGAAACAGGGCGTTGACATCCTGCCGATTGGCGAAGATGGGCGCGGAATCCGCGTCTCCAACAATGCGCCGTGGTATCAGGCGTATTACAAGGAAAACGGTAAAGCACCGAACAAGGCACAGCTGCGTGACCTTGCGTATCTGCTCACGGTCGGAGATGCATCTGCGCCCGAGGTGGAGGGGTGGACCCCGACCACGCGTGAAGCGGCGGAGGCGATGGACGGCGCACGCGGCGAACTGGATGAACTGAACGGGTACATCAAGACGCTTGAGAACATCAAAGATCGCATGATGAAGGTTGATGCGTTCGAGGTCAAGGGTTCTGCGGGGCTGTCGCCTGAGGCGTATGGTGTCTATCGTCAGATCGTAGAGCTGCTGGAAAATGTCGGTGTCAAACAGAAGGATGATAAGCAGACGAAGGTCGCGCGTATGAATGCGCTCCTCTTTGCTCATCACGCGGATATCTTTGCCAAAGCCATGCGCACACAGAATGGCAACGAGAACTATACCGCGATGGATTACTTCAAGGATAGGTTCGCACTGCGCTATGGCGGGAAGGATATGCGCGACGGATTCGCACAGAGCAGTTCCGCACGCCGCCTAAAAGAAGATATGCTTGCATGGAAACAGAAGGTCGATGATTTCTTTGCGGGAAAGTTGGCATTGCGTAATAATGTTATGATGCGCAGTCCGCTGGTCTTTGATTTGATTGGTGCGGACAGCAGCCTGGACGTTGCGATTGACAGTAACATTCTGCAAAAACTTGTCGATAAGCATCATTTTACACGGAAGGATTTACTCCAACTGCCGAAAAAAATAGCCGATCCCCTTTTTGTGTTACGGGCAATCGACACGAAAACGGGTGTTGAGGACACGCAGAAGAGAATTGTCGTTGTCGATATGGAGATCAATGGCGCAACAGTCATGATTCCGTTCGTTCTGAATACGAGCAAGGGGTTCAATAAGATTGCTAGTGCGTATGGACGTGAAACACCGTCCGGACAACCCAATGACGCATGGTATATCGACCGCTTGAACGACAAGCACCTGCTCTATGTGCATAAAAATAGGACTGCACGCTGGGTCGCGACCCGAACGGGCGCGGCCGGGAGTCATAATGCTCCACTAACGAAACAGTCCTTTAGTAAACTCAGTATACCAGATGAGACAGCTTTAGGCAAGCTGAAAAAGGAGAATCCAGGGTTCTATCAATCCGCATGGCACGGCACGCCGCATGACTTCGACGCGTTTGATCTCGGCGGAATCGGGACAGGCGAGGGCGCACAGGTGCACGGCTGGGGGTTGTATTTTGCAAAAGAGAGGAGCGTGTCGGAGGGGTATAAAAAACGGCTGTCAACAAAACGTACGGTCATTCATCTTGGAGAAAATAGTTACGTTGAATACGGTAGTGGCTATAAAGAAATTTCCAGTGGAGAGCGTGTAGATGGATCGTCAGCCCTTGGTTTTGCCCTTGATGGCATATTGGCGGGTGAGGGAGACATATCCTCTGTCATTCAGACTTTTGAGAATGACATTAAGGAGAGCGACGCTGAGAACAGTGCGTTTTACAAAAAGGTTGTTCGTATCCTGCGTGAAAATGATTCCTCTGTTGAGGAGGGCGTTGACACGTCAAGGCTTTTCGAGGTCGAAATCCCCGACAACGACGTTCTTCTCGATGAACAGAAAACAATGAAGGAGCAACCTCCGAAAGTGCAAGTTGGGGTTCATGCTATATTGCGTGAAATGACGGGACAGGAAGTCTCGTTGACGGATGGGGCTGTGTCTGAATACACAGGGAAAACACTTGTCAACTATCTAGCCCGTACGTTGAAACATAAAGGCAGCGAGAATCCGCATAAGGACGCATCTCTGCTACTTAATGAGCATGGAATCAAAGGCATTACCTACGATGGACGGCGCGATGGCCGCTGTTTTGTCATCTTCGACGACAAGGCAATCCAGATCATTGAGAAGTTCAACCAGATGCTCCGTCAAGAAGTGCATGGTGAAATCTCCGAAGAGGACGGAAAGCGTATCATTACGCTTTTTGAGAGCGCGAATGAATCGACGTTTATGCATGAGATGGGACACATGTTCTTGATGGACCTCGATGAGCTCGCGAAGATCGACGAAGCCTCTGCGAAAGACCTTGAGACGGTCAATGCGTGGGCACAGTGGCACGAAGGTGCGGCGGATGAGTATGCGGAGATGAAGTTTGCCGATGAGTTCCGCGACCACGAGAACGCGATCCTTGCGGCAAAGAAGTCGGGCGATGCGGTCGCAGAGAAAGCCGCGATGGAGCGGTGGAGGCAGGAGCGATTTGCCCGTGGCTTTGAGATGTACCTTGCCGAAGGGAAAGCCCCGTCTGCGGCGATGAAGGGCGTATTCCGCCGATTCAAGGCGTTCCTGCGTAAAATCTACAATCTCGCAAAGAACGTCGGCGCAATGCCGTCGGCAGAGGTACAGGCGGTCATGGCGCGTATGATTGCGACGGAGGAGGAAATCAAGGCGGCGCAGCTTGACGCGCGTTTCCGCCCGATGGAGGAGCTGCTCGGCAAAGAGAGCATTGAATCCCTCCTCGGGGAGACGGAGGCGGAGCTTTACCAACGCTGGACGCAGGAAGCGCAGGAAGAGGCGGAGGACATTCTTCGTAAACGCGTCATGAAAGACCTCGAAAAAGAGGCAAGGGAGGAGTTCCACCAAAAGGTAGAGGCAGAGCGCGAACGCAAGCGGACGGAACTCGAAAACGATCCGGTCTATCTCGCGGAGTACGCGATGCGAGAGGGTGGCGATACCGCTGTTGTCATGAACTGGTTCCCGTCCTATGCCGCCTATAAGAGGGCACGAGGAAAGCGCAAGACGCTCGAAGAAGAGCTTCAAGCGCATGTGGACGAATATGCCCGTAATCTTGACGAGCAGATCATGCAGGCACATTTGTCGGATGAGAACGTGGCACGTGCGATGCAGACGCCGAAGGCATATCACAGACGCCTTGCCATCGAATCCGCCGCGCTGCGGCGCAAGGAGCGCATGATGCGTGTCCTTAGTGGCAATGCGCCCGAGGAGGTCAAGAAAAAAGCTGCGGAGGATGCGGAGAAGAAGGAATCCGATACGCGACGCGGGACAAAGGAGCAGACGCGCAAGGAATATGAACGCTCTGCCTATGCGCATGAGAAATTCCTGCGGGAACAGGCGCGGATGTATTTGCGGGAGCGCACGATCAGTGAATCCTGCAATCCGCGCTTTTTCCGTCGCAAGGAGCGTCAATACGCCCGTGCACTCAATAATGCGGCAACAGCGGGGAAATGGGCGGAGGTACTTGAACTCAAGGAACAGCAGGCATTTGCGGCGGCGTGCGCCTATGCCGCCGAGGAGAACGAGAAGCGGCTGAATCAGTTGCTTGCCAATGTGAAGAGGAAACTCAGTGCGCGTACGGTACGCCTTGCGGCGGATGAGCGGTACTGGCTGAATCACATCGGCTATCTCCTCGGGCTGAAAGCAAACGACGCGGAAAAGCCTGTCGATTGCACGAAGCTCTCCGACCTCTTCGCGCAGTACAAGGATAATAACGATATTGATGCCTGTGACCCGTCCGATCTGCTTGACCTCATCACGGAAGAAAAGAAGAAGTACAAGGATATGCAGCTGGACGACTTCGCGGATATCGTCAATGCGATGAATGTCCTTTACAATGTCGGGCGCAACCGCAACGAAATGCTGACAAAGAGCATGCAGGGGAAAACAAAGGATGATATTCTCACAGAAATATTCACGGATGATACCACTCTGAAGCCATCGGGCGTTGTGGAGCGTCCTGTCTCGGATGATGTCGGTGGGATGGGATACAGTGAACTGCTTGCGAAAATTCCGCTCCTTGGCGAGGTTGTCGCCAAAGCGGCACAAGCAGGGAATAAGGAACTGACAAAGCCAGAGCTTATCCTTCGGCTCATGGGCGATAAAGCGCATCGTTATATCTATGGCACGTACGAACGCGCACAGATGAAGGAATCCGAACTGCTTGAGGAAAAGAGGGCTGCGCTTGAAAAAATCTTCTCCGTCTATTCCAAGAACGAAAAGATGAAGTGGAGCAAGAAGAACATCAACGCCTACGGCGATATGCTCTCAAAAGAGGAGGTCTTTTGCCTCGCCTTCAACTGGGGGACGGAGACCAACCGCAAGCGCGTGATGGATGATATCGGTCAAAGGCTGGATGTCATGCGCACACTCAAGGAGAACATGACAGAGAAGGATTGGAAGGTCGTGCAGGCGGTGTGGAATCTCCTTGATACGTTCTGGGAGGAGAGCGCACGTGTCGAAGAACACTTGAATGGCGCACACATCGGCAAAGTCCCTGCATCCGCATTTACCATTGAGACAGCGGACAGAAAGGAGATCACACTGCAGGGCGGGTACTATCCCCTGCGATACAACCCGAAGAAAGCGTCTAAGGTCAACGACAAGCAGACTGAGGAAGATGCCAAGGGGCGCATGACGGGGGCGCAGGTGTTCGGCACAAAGCGCGGTCATGTGAAAGAGCGTTCCAAAGGGGATGTTATTGCGCCGGTACTGTTGAAATTCGACGTGCTAAAAGAGCATGTCTTTAATGCGTCACATAACATCGCGTTCCGTATTGCGGCGCGTGACGTGTACCGCATCATCAATGACAAGGAGTTTGAGGCGTATGTTTCGTCCACCTATGGACGGCCGATCTATAACTACCTGAAACAGTGGGCGGTGGACGTGTGGGCGGTTCCTGTGGAGGTATCTGATTCTGCGGCAATGGGCATCAACCGCATTATTGGCGGACTTCGCCGCAACTCTACGATGGCGATTATGGGCTGGCGTATGTGGCCGTGTTTGGAGAACGTACTGACAAATACGTTCCTCAACATGGATAAGATCGGCGTACGAAAAACGGCAGAGGCTTATTTTGAAGGGCTCCCTATTTTTGGCAAGGGCCCGAAAGCCCTGCGCAGCATGGCAATGAAGTCTGCTTTTATGGCGGATCGTATCAGTAACATGGAGCGTGATATACGCCGCGACCCGCATATCTTTGACCCGACGTATGCACCTCTTGAGTTTTTGCGGGATAATGCCTATTTCGGCATCAGTTTTACAGATCAGCTATTCTCTGTCCCGCTGTGGAACAAGGTGTATAAAGAGGCGTTCCCAAAAGCTCTGGCACAGATCAACGAGGAGAATGAGGCGAATAAGCGCACCTACAAAGAGGCACAGGATCGCGTGTACGCGCTGCGTGCAGAGATATACGACCTGCGCCGTGAGATGGAGGAGCTTGTTGACCCGTCATTGCAGAAGCGCATTCGCGAAAAGGAAAAAGAGTTTGCGCAGGCGGGGCTTGCACTGGAACGTGCGAGCGAGCTTCCTGTCTACGATGAACGCGCACGCATACAGGAGGCAGAAACGCGTGCAGTGCAGGCGGGCGACGCGGCTGTGCGGGATACGTTCGGCTCGGGGCAGACGAAAGACCTCCCGGGCGCACAGCGTACACGCAGCGAGCTGTTCAAGCTGTTCACGTCGTTTTTCTCCTTCTTCAATACGCAGTATAACGCCGCTCTTGAAGCGCAGTACAGAGGCAAGTACAGCAAGACGGGATATAAGCATATTCACGTTTGGATGCCTCTTGCCCGTGCAATTCTCTTCCGCATCGTTCTTGTCGGTGTCCTCGGCGGGCTCGGGAAAGCTGCGCTTGGTCTGGAAGGCGACGACGATAAGGACAAGTATCGGAAGGTGAAAGACCCTAAGACGGGGGAAACCATCAAGGTGGAAATCCCGTGGGAAGACCGTTGGATGAAAATCGTACTGAAAAATACATTGTCCACGGCAACAGGAATGTTCCCAGGTATACGCGATTTTGCTGGTCTTGCGTTGGACAGGATCTTTGATGGTACTACGTATGGGCGAACTTTTGAGTTTGGATCTGTTGCCTCGCGTGGATTCGATCAGGCACTGGCGACATGGAACCTCATCGCGAAGAAGGGGGAGGACGACCTCAAACGGGAGGAGGAAGAGGAGAAGGAGCGTAAGCGCGTCAAGAAAATGACGAAGCAGCAGCGCAAGCGGTATGAGGAGGATAAGAGGTATCGGCAACCAAAGAAAGAAGTCGGGTATCTCGATATTGCAAAGTCCGCCGCACAAACGGTCAGCACGCTCACGGCGACACGTCACGGGGTAACAAATACGGTGAGTGATGGGCTCTTCTCCATTGCGCTGTATGTCGAGGACATGATGGAGACCGACAACTACTATGACCCCGATATCAGGAATGTTCTGCGTGCGGCTATCTTTGACAAGAAGCTGCGCCCGCGTGAAGTTCCCGAAAAGCCGAAGAAACCAAAGAAGAAAAGCCGTACGCGCGGCGCACGGTGATAAGAAAGGAGCATCTCTATGATCGAACATCGAAAAACATCGGTGACGTATCGCGGGGACGGGGTGACAACGTCATTCCCGTTCTTGTTTGATATTTCGTCGGCGGATACAATCCGCGTTGCTGTCTATGATATGGCGACGGAAACCACGACAGAGATCACGCGGGATTATTTTGTCGATGTGTCGGCAAAGGTTGTGTACTATCCGGGCTATGCGCCCGGGCAAGCCCCCGCCGCTGCTGCGCAGCCGCCGAAGCTCCCGAATGGCAAGACAATAACAATCTATCGCAAGACACCGATCAACCAACTCATAAATCTCGGTATAAAATATCCGCTGCCGTCGATTGAGGCAATGGCAGACAAGGTGACGGCGATTGTGCAAGAGCACGAGGAGATGATGGAGCGTACGGTGATGGTGCAGCATGGGAGCGCGATCCATCCCGCCGATCTGATTGCCAAAATCTTTCGGACAGGTGCTGACGTTGCGGCGCAGCTCCGTGCCGCAGAGGAGTGCGCATCTGCAGCAGCGGGATCGGAGGCGCATGCGAAGAGCAGTGAGACGGCGGCGCGGGAGATGGCGGAGCGCATGACGGCGGTGCTCCAAAATGCGGCAGATGAGATTCGGCAGAATCTTTCCGCCGAATACGTCCCGCAGACGCAAGGGAATGAAATGCGCCGCGCGATCGAGGGGGCGAGCATCGCCATTCTCGGGCGCAACAAGACCTACGCAGTCGGCGACATTGCGTATCACAAAGCCCTGCCATCGTGGGCACGGCTCGAGTGCGTCAAGGCGGGCACTACGGGCGCAACGTTACCGAATCCGGCAGAGGTGCGCAAATGCGGCGTAATGCTCACGGACGGCACTGCTGTCTGGATATTGGACGACGTGCGCGACGGCGCACGGGTCGGCGACATCATCCTGCGCCCGACATTGCGTGACGGCCACATAAAGGCAAATGGCGCAACCGTCAAGGCATCCGAATATCCGCGCCTGTTGGCGTGGGTGCAAGAGGCGGGTATGACCGTCACGGCGGAGCAGTACCGGACAGACTGCTCCAAGTACGTCTATG